ATGCTGGTGGGCATAGCGTCACTTATTCCTATCCTAGTCCAGCGCCGGCATCTTCGCGCTTCGAGGTCTATCAGGTAACCAATCTTAAGACTACTCCAATCGTGGCGGTTCCCACGTTCCGAGCGCATGCGCCGAATGACGTAAACCTGGATGGCGGAGTGATTGGCAATCTTCCAGTGACGAACCTGAACAGCGGTACCAGTGCTTCTAGCTCCACCTTCTGGCGCGGCGATGCGACCTGGGTGCAACCCTCATTCGCCAGCTTGAGCGGGACTGCTACCGGGGCGCAGTTGCCAGCGACGACTTCAAACTGCACTGGGACTAATTTTGTGCAAGGATTGAACGCTGGATTTACTCCCATCTGTGTCGCCGCGCCTAGTACGACGGGGGTGCAGGTATTCTCCTCCATCACGTTGGGCGGCGACGTCTCGGTGTCCGCCACGACACAAACCGACGTGCTGGTTCGGACTATCACCATGCCTTCTTCCGGCTGCCCTTGCCGCGTGCTGATGTCTTATTCTCTCTACATCACAACCGGGGGAAGCGGCGTTGGCTACTCTGCGTGGGTGAACGATGGCTCGGCGAACATGGGAGGAACCAACGCCGGGCAATCCAACGGCTCAAGCGGAGCCCTCACTAGCCTCTCCTATAGTGGGTATACTACTGTCACCTACACCAACAACACGGCTGTCACTTTCACTTTGCGCACTGAGGGCGATCATACTTATACCGTGCGCGCGGCGTCCCAAGTAGCAGGAAGTGCTCCGAACTCCAGCTTCCAAGTAGCGGCACAGACGAGCAACTAAGGAGTTACTAATGACCGGACTTATCACTTTCATAAAACTGCACCCGACAGCCTTCGTGCTCGGACTCTACTATTTCGTGAGCGCGTTTGTCGGGTCGCTGCCGATGCCTGGTGCCGACTCCTCCATGTTCTATCGCTTCTTTTTTCAATTTGCAAACACGCTAGCCGCGAACGTCATGCGCGCGTATTCGTCGAAGCTTCCAGCGACCGTTTCAGACAGTGTGAAGCCTTAATCTAAAGGAAGGTGCACTATGTCCGGATACAAAACAGATCAGCATGGTCTTGTTAGGGACCGTACTTATCCGTCAGAGATCGCCGCGCAGCGTCCGCTGCTGGCGACGCGCATCCACTGTTCCCTTCCATGGGACGAGGAGCGCGAAGCCCGCGAGGGAACCATCCGCGGAGACCGCGGCTACCAGGAGTATCCCGAGCAGGAGCATCCGCCTGGACCGCACTCCGGAGACATCACCGAGGATCGTGTAGCTTTATTCAACCGCCAGCTTCGTGGCTCCCGGTGAGGTCCTCATGCCATTCAGCGCAGCCGGACTAGAGAAAGCCGCTAGCGGCGTAGCCAAGGCTGGCGGCGGCAAATCAGACAGCGACAGCTCCAGTATCGACGATGCTCTCTACGACGCTCCCCGCCGTCAGTTCAAATCCTATCGCCGCGGCGGCAAGGTATCTCGCACCGGGATCGCGCGTCTTCACAAGGGGGAATTGGTGCTTACTCGCAAGCAGGCGAAGCAGTACAAGCGCAGCGGAAAGCGTAGGTGACCAGTGGCCGACGAAACAACCCGCGCAGAAACTTCTGAAAGCCGCGGCAAGCAGGCCGCGCGGATGATAAAATCCGGTTCCAGCATGGACAAAGTTCGCTCCTACATCTCCGAGCAAGGCGACAAGGAAGCCGCCGGGCGGCAAATGAACGCGACAATCGGAAAAGCCGCGGGTTACAAATCCGATCCCGCGAGCTACAAGCGAGGCGGCAAGGTAAAGCGCGGTGGGCAAGCACGGGTGCATAAAGGCGAGCGGATCCTGACGAGGAAACAAGACCGCAAGTATCAACGCAAGCGCAGCAGAAGGTGATTCGTGGCGGGAGAGAATGGCATCACTTATCCGTGGACATTTGGAAAGAAGCCGTAAATGGCTGACATTTATACATATATCACCTACGCCGCCGCGCGCCAGCAGCTCGCGAATCGTCTCTATGATAGTTCGAAGCAATTTTGGTCCGACACGGAATTAAAATCGCTCCTTTTGGAATCCCTACGCACGTGGCAGGCGCTCACCTCCTTCTGGCGCAGCGATTTCACCTTCCCGACGCAAACCGGAGTCTCCTACTATGACCTCACCGACGCGACGAACCTTCCGAACACGCTGCGACCGCTGACCATCACGGACGCGGCGCTCTACCTCGACATCCAGTACGCTCTCCTCGAACCATCTGTAGGCGTCAACCCCTGGACGGGAGTCTCCACGCAGTTCACCGCCGACGATCTCATCAACGCCGTCTCGCGCCGCCGGGATGAAATACTCTCAGTGACCGGCTGCACTACGACTCGCCGCCTCGTTCCTGCAGTGAACGGGCGCATCGCGCTTCCTGACACGGTGATCGACGTGCGGCGCATGGCTTACCTTCCGGCTATCGACCCTCCGTCCACCATGTGGCCAGAGGACACCTGGGGCGAGCAGTCCTTCCAGCCTGGCTATCTGCAACTCCCAGCCGGAACTCCTTTTACTTATCTACTTTCCACGCAGCCTCCGATCTCTTTCGACACCGATCGCGCTCCTGGAGGAGCAGGGAATTACGAACTTCTGACTGTAGAAGCCGGTCCAGCACTCAGTGCCGCGAGCGCTACGCTTCTTATTGTCCCGGACGACTGGACTCACCTCATCAAGTGGGGAGCGCTGGCCGATCTACTCTCGCGGGAGTCGAATGCCAAGGATCCCACTCGCGCAGCTTACTGCGAGCAACGGTATCGCATGGGCTTAGCCCTGCTGGCTAGTTCCCCTGCGCTCCTGGCCATGCGCATCGCCAACACGACCATGCAAATCGACTCCATTCGCTCCGCCGATCTCTATCGCGCTAACTGGCAGGCGGAATCCCCTGGCATTCCGGACACGGCGTTCCACTCCGGGCTCAACCTCATCGCACTAGCCTCCGTCCCAGACGCGGGACCATACTCCATGACCGCGACAGTGGTCCAGAACGCCCCTGTCCCCGTTGCCGACGCAGACAACCTTCCTGCTGCCCGCGAGGATCTCGACGCGATTTTAGACTACTGTGTGCACGTAGCGATGTTCAAAGCTGGCGGAGCGGAATTCATCTCCACGACTCCGCTCCTTGAACGCTTCTTGAAGCAGGCGGCGGTCTACAACGCTAAGCTGGCCGAGCTGGGAGAGTTCACGAAGCCGCTATTCAACCTCAGCCAGTTGCAGGAAGAGCAGGCGCCGCGTATGGCTCCTGTTGCGGAGACATCCGCGTGAGCGATTTCACCAGATTAAAAGAGGGTGAGAGGTTCGCGTTTTTGGGCCTGAAGCTGAACGCTTCCCCGGACTCTCTGCCTCCAGGAAAGTACCCTGTAGCTACCAATATTCGCGCTTACTCAGATCACAGCATCCGTACGCGTCCCGGCTTAGGTCTACTGACCACCACCTCTGGAGCGTTTGCCAATATCACCGACCTGCGCGCCTACACCGCGCTCCTGACGGATAGTCTCCCGCGAATCCTAGCCCGCGATGTCTCGGATAAAGTGTGGCTGGACACCGGCGTCTCGGTTGGCACGCTCGCTGGCGGTGGCGTCGCTCCCGGCGCGGCGATGATTCCTTTCCGGCCCAACGCTTCCCCCACGCCGTACATGTACGTCGCGAATGGTACCGACTATCAAAAGTTCTCCGCCCCGGACGGCTCGAACGCCGTAAGCGTGTTTAAGGTAGGAATTGCGGAGCCGCAGACCTCGCCGGACGCCGGGATCGTCAACACCGTGCCTCCGAATCCTCTAGGTCCTGGTTATAACTCTGCAGGCACAGCCAGAGCGACCACCAACACCACGCGCGTGTCTGATACCGCTGGCGTAGTGTTCGCTGATCCTTCGCTTGGTTCTGGGTCTAATATTCCTTACAGCATCCAAGTGTCTACCACCGTGGCCTACCAGCGAATGATGACCATAACTATCAACGGTCTCATCGCCCTGGTAACAGACGTGTTCCCGGCGCTGGGGACGGCGCTGCAGCTCTCCAGTATTTTTTACTTCAGCGGCTCATCGGGACGATGCGTGCTAGTCATAAATGCGTTAACCGGCCAGGGCGGGAACGACTCCATTTACAATCCGCTCCTCCTAGCCTCCCTGCGCCGTGGCGCGATCATCAAGATCGCTGCAGAGTATGCTTTGGTGCTGAGCGTCAGCGTAGGACCCAATGGCTCCTTTGCCGTCGAGACTTCTACAGCGAGCACGCATACCACCGCAGACACCGTAACAATTATCCCTGCAATCCAGGCGATTAAATTCCTTGCCGCGCCTGCTCCCGGAGACGCCATTGGGGACCCTAACACTCCCAAAACTTACGCGGTCACCCCAGGAGTCGGGACGGTATACACCGCTACCGGAGGAGCCAACTCCTTCATATCTACCAGCGGAATCATTTTCCAGGAGAGCGATTACATCTCCATGGGCTTCCGTGTGGACGTTCCAGAGAACGTCAACGAGTTCAAAATCCTCTTCGACGTGGACGACGGGACGTTCACCAAGAATTTCTATTACTATACGGTGCGAGCCTCGGATATCGCGTCTGCGATCGCCAACGCCGTAACTCAGCTAGCCATCGCACAAACGGTTACTCAGCGAGCCTTAGTGGATGAGGAGAATGCCATCTCCTCTGGGAACCAAGGAACCACTTTTAGCGGAGCGCAAGCGGCTACTGGCGCCAACCAGTGGGCTCAGATCGTTTTTCCCGTCAGCGAGCTGACCCGTGTAGGCAGCGACGAGACCAAATCTCTGCTCACCTTCGCTGCTTTTCAAGTTTTATGGAATGTCTCCGGCAACGTGACCGTGGCGCAGGACAACTATTTCACCGTATTCGGCGGCTATCAACCGGACGTCGGGGACATAGGCTCTCCTTACCTTTATCGTGTGCGCCCGCGCTCCAAGGTCACCGGAGCCGTCGGCAATCCGTCCCCGGCGACACGCTACGGAGTGAGCCCTCGCAGACAAGCTATCATGTTAACTTTCCCGTCTGCCGCCTACGATACGCAAATCGACACCTGGGACGTTTTCCGTTACGGCGGCACGATAACCTCTTGGCGCTACGTGGGGTCCGCGCCATCGTCCGCGTCTACGTTCATCGATAATTATACAGATGACGCAGTTGGCGTTGGCGACGAACTGGAGTTCGACAACTTCGAGCCCTGGCCGAGCGTGGATATCCCGAACAACGGGACCGCGAGCATCGTCAACGGCACCGTGGCGATCATCTCTTCCACGGACACCGACACCGCGAACTATCTTCCAGGGACGCTCGTGCAGCTCGGCGGCCTGAACGTTTATACATTGCGGGCGCGTCCGGTGCTGACCACCGGGACCACGTATCGCTTAGAGTTCCTAGAGAACGCGGGCTTTGGAACGAACGTCCCGTACAATATCCAGGAACCGCTTATCGCTAATCAAAAGCTCCCGTATATGTGGGGGCCGGACGTGAACGGAACTATCTTCGCGTGCGGCGATCCGCTCAATCCTGGAAAACTCTACTTCTCTAAAAATAACGCACCGGATTCCGCTTCGGACGCCTACAACATTGAAATCACTCAACCAAGCGAGCCTCTCCTCGGCGGTGAAGTCGTGGACGGTCTATCGTTTGTGGGGTCAACAAAACGCTGGTGGGCTTTGTATCCTACTCCTGGCAATCCTGCGCAGCGGTACAACTATGTAGAGCAGCCGATTCCCCGTGGACTAGCTGCTCCCTATGGGCACGCAACTGATGGCAAGGAAATATTCTTTTGGGCCAGAGATGGTATCTGGGGAACCTCTCGTGGAAGCCTCACCGATGCGGACCTTTTCAACCTCTTCCCGCACGAAGGACTCACCGTCGGGGAGGATGTAACTTACAAAGGCATCACCTACATCGCTCCGGACTACTCAAAAGTCACAAAGTTCCGGCTTACCCATCACAACGGCTATCTCTATGCCATCTACATCGGCTTCACCGACGGCCTCTATCACACGCTAGTGCTGGACTTGAAGCGCATGGCCTGGAGTGAGGACCTATGGGGCAACGGAGGGAGCGCCGCGACAGTGTTCATCTCCGCGGTATATTCCATTGAACAGGCTCCGGAATCCGCAGGGGCTCTTAATCAAGCGCTTCTTTTCGCCGGACGCAGCGGCGGGCTAAGCTCCAAGGGTACGATCTACACGCAAGTGGACCATACGAACGACCCTGGAGCGTTAATCCAGGGACTGCTGGCTGTCCGGGAGTTCGACGGAGGCGACGTACGGGCTCCCAAACAGTGGGGGGATTTCTTCCTAGACTGCGTTCCCGCGGCCACCGCTGGAGTCGCAGCTACTCCCATGTCCCTTGGCGCGCAAGCTGCTGCTCCTACTACTATCCCGAGCGGCGCAACCCGCGTGCGCGTTCCAGTCAGCGTTGGCGGCACGGTTGTCAGCGACTTCCTCGGATTATTCCTGCAATGGACGGACGACTTCTCGCTGCGCACCACGCCTACGCAATTTTTCATCTGGCAACCGAGCTTCGATGTCCAGCCGGCGCGCACGATCGGCTGGACGACCTTTGGGACCTCGTTCGGCTTGCAAGGCTTCGGGCACATCCGGCAGATTGCGATCACCTGGGTGAGCACGGCGACGATTACGCTCACGATCACGACCTTCGACGGCCAGTCCCCGCAGGCGATCACCATTCCGTCGAGCGGAGGCGTCCAAAAGAAGCAACTCTTTCCGCTGACCGCTAACAAGGGGCAGCTTTTCATTGTCGCAGCCGCTTCCAGTGCGCCGTTTCAAATCTTTGAGGACGACATTGAAGTTCACGTAGGGGCCTGGTCACGTTCAGGCCCTTATCAAATATTTAAGTCCTTCGGCGGGAGTCCTGATGCTCAAAGCCCAATCTAACCAGCGATGGTTCCCAAGTTCGGAACAACTGAAGGATCCTTCCGCGCTGGAGCGCTCGTTCCGCCAGCTGCTCTCCCAACACTATGATCTCCAAGACCGTTTCAACGCGCTGCACGCCAAGGTGCATGCTCCTCCAAGCGGGAAGTCTAGCGGCCCCCCTCCAGGCAGCGGTCCAGCGGATACTATGCTGCTAGGGCTGCGTGTCGCGCCTGTAGACACGGACGCGCTCGCGGATGGCACGACACTGACGTACGTAAAGAAGGCGGGCCATTTCGAGTTCTTGTGAGGTGAGGTATGGTGACGCTATGAGAATCTTCACAATAAGACTCTCGCTGTATTTTATTTTCATGCCACTACTCGCTACTCCCGCGCTGGCTCAAACCACTATCGGCGGAGGCGTGGGCGGCGGGGTCAGCTCCTACACTGTAGCGAATCTCCCGTCCGCTCCGGCGACGAACACTCTAGCGGTCGTGACTGACGGAAATGGAGTGAGCTGCACGTCTGGTGGCGGCTCGACGCGCGTGCTCTGCCAGTACAGCGGCTCAGCCTGGGCCATCGTTGGCGGAGCGGATCCGACGCTCGCTGGCGTAGCGACAAACGCACAAACCGGAACAACCTATACAATTGCCACTACCGATCGGGTTGGGTATGTAAGCTTCAGTAACGCTGGTTCCATTGCCGTCACACTCCCGCAAGCGGGATCCGCAGGCTTCGCGTCTAATTTCGTCACCGTCGCTTGTGACATCGGCGCAGGCACAGCGACAATCACTCCCACCACTTCAACAATTAGCTACACAACCGGCTCAGCCTACACTAGCGCAGCGTCAAGCATCTCCCTTACAACCGGCCAATGCGCGTGGATATATAGCGACAACACCAACTACTTCGCCATCCAGCGCACTGGAGGTGCACCCGTCTATCCTGTTACCGTCTCAGGCACGGTAACCTCAGGTGGTATCCCGTACTTTAACTCCACCACGCAGTCCTCCTCATCAGCCATTCTGAACACTGGCTTTCTGGTCAAAGGCGGCGGGGCTGGTAGCGCGCCGACGAATAGCCTTTGCGACGAAGGCGCGACAACCGCAAACACCTTGACCTGCACGAACACCTCCGGCTTAAAGGTCGTAAGCATTCAAACCGGGACTTCTCCTCCAGCCTGTACGCCGGGAACTGCAGGATCAATTTGCATGACTGAGGGCACCGATCTCACCAACGTAGCCGGAGCGGCTGGTATTGACTCGAATTCCACTCAGCATGAATTTGTGGCTTACACAAACGGGGCTACGGGAGCCTCAAATCAAGGCTTGATGGTGCGCACACAACCTGGCCGGATTCATTCAACGGGGAACACTGCTGCTATCTCAACAGCGACGCTCTGTGCCTCTGCTGCTGGAGCATGTAATACCGCTGGTCTTTATACCGTAGATTGGGCCTTCACCCAGGGAGGGACCGCCTGCGGAACCCCAGGGACCGGAGGAGTGACTTTTCTCCTAACTTGGACCGACGCCAATGCCTTGGCACATTCGGCTATTTCTCTCTCCATGGACGACAGCGCCAGTCTCGTAGCCACAACAGGAACATTTCATTTCGCCGCTGCCAACGCGACCGCTTGGGCCAGCGGGAGCTTCAACATTTACACCAACGGTTCAATCATTCAGTACGCGACTGGCTATACTGCTTGCAGCGTGGGCACCGGCAACTACAACTTGGACATTACAGTAACACGAAAAGGTCAGACATGATAACGAGACTAGCAGCGTCACTTGCGCTGCTTTCCCTCTTGCCTCCGCAGGCCAGAGTTGTTGGTCCAGCTACAACGACTGGACCAGTAGGGATAGGCGGAGTGTCAGTAGCCAGTTTTGTGAAGGCCTGCGCGAATATAAACGCGGCAAACGCCACGTCCGTTACTTGTACGATGACCAGTCCTGTGACTGCTGGGCATTCCCTGCTGTTGTTCACCACTACTTACGGAGTGAACACCGTGACCGTAAACGGGGATGCTGGCACGGCAACCACAGTGGTAGCCAATCAAGCTGTGGTTGGCGGGAACTACAGCGCGATATTGGTGGTCTGCAACGCTGTTGGGAGTGAAACAGTTATCGGCAGCACTTTAGGCTCCAGCATCGACCACTCGGAAGTCATTGTAATGGAGTTTGCCAATCTGCCGACAACGAGCTGTGTAGACACCTCAGGCACGACCGCTTCAGGAAATAGCACCTCTCTGACCAGCAACAGCATCACTCCAGCCGCAAATAAAGAGATGCTTGTCGGGCTGTTTTGCTATAACGGCGCTCCAGCCTTTACCATCGGTACGAACGTGGCATGGATTTACGACTCCGCTAAAATGCTCAACAGTTACGCGCCCAATGTCTCGACCACAGGAGCTTACTACTATCAGTCAACTGCGGCGGCGCTTACGGCTACAGGGACAATTGGAGTATCTACAAATTGGAACGCTTTGATTGTGGCTTTGAAGTGAACAAGACGGGTGTCGCATGAGTCGCTTCTCTGTAATCTTCCTATTGTTGATTGGCCCATCCGCATTCGGTCAGGCGGCCAACGTCTATGTAACTCCCACCGGCGCAGCTACCGGCAACTGCCCAACAGGCACAGGTTCGTCTCCAAACTTGACAGCCGCACAATATAATACCGCTGGAAACTGGGGCTCAAGCTCAGGGAAGATCGGCCCAGGTACTCAGGTACTTGTTTGCGGGACATTCACAGGAACAGCAGGACAAGCGGACCTTTTGTTTGCTCAGGGCAGTGGTAGCGCCGGGAGTCCTATTGTCGTAAAACTGGATACCGGTGCGAACATCACATCTCCCTACTGGGGAGGAGGCTCTAACGCTGCAGTAGCATTCGTAAATTTGAGCTATATTACGTTTGATGGAGGCGGTACAGGCAGTGCTATTGCAGGAACATTCGTCCAGGGCGGAATCATTCAGAACACTGCAAACGGCTCGGGCCTCGCTAACAATGCCTACAGCACGGCTGTGTGGATCAATGGCTCAAATCACATCATCGTTCAGAACTTGGCGGTTGCGAATATCTGTCAGCACACCTCGTCGGCGGACAACACCGGATGCGTAACTTCCGGGAACTTGCCTGCGGCGGTAATATCGCAAAACAGCTCCAACGTCACGTTTACCAACAATCTCATTCATGACACCGCTTACGGTTTCTATCATAACGCTGGGGCCAGTGACTCAACGGTAACTTATATAGGGAATGTGCTTTACCGCTGCAACCAGTGCATTGCGGTAGGCACCGCTGCAGGCGCTAATGCCATTGACACCGTGAGCGTACAAAACAACGAAATGTACGACATGATGAACTGGGACACGGCCTCAGACACCTTCCATCATAACTTCATTTTCATTTTTCAGGGGAGCGGCGGGACGATCACCAACGTCACACTAAACGGGAACTACATGCACGGTGATTGCGGAGTGAACAGCACCAGTTATGTATTCTACGACCCCAATGGCGGCACCATTACCAGCACGCAGATCTTCAACAATCTCATGGTGAACACCAGCTCAAACGCACCCGGAAACGCTTACTTTACCGGCTTGGGTACGGGCACTTGTGCGGCTTATAACAACACAATCGATGGAGCAAACGTACAAAACGCCAACGGGTTCAGTCTGGGTTTCAAGACAGATCACTCCTGCACGATCAAGAACAATCTAGTGGAGAATATCGGCACAGGAATCGCCATAAATGCAGGGACAACACTGACGGCAAGTGACTTTAACCTTTTCTACAATCTCCACGGTGGTACAGGGTTTTCGCAAATGCAAAATGGGGTAACGGGGTACGCAACTGTAGCAGCATGGACAACCGGTACAGGATTCGACACCGGCACCCAAACAGGAAATCCACTCTTGAGTGCCGGTTACAAACCAACTGCTGGAAGCTCCGCCATCACTAACGGTGTGAATCTTACCAGTTTGGGGATTCCAGCCCTTGATCTAGACAGGGCCGGAGTCAGCCGTTCCGCGAGCGTGGCTTGGGACATTGGAGCTTATACTTACTCAACTGGAGGGCCAACAATGACAGCGCCAGCGGCAGCGATTTTTGCTAGGGTACCAAGGCCCAAGGAGCGGCGCTTCTGATGCTTAACAGCTATTGGTGACGCCATGGCCGACGCCAGCATCATATTCGCCATCCGGGCCATAGCGGTAACCGACAGCACGTGGACGCCGGTAATCACGCCAATCAACTGCACCACTTGGGCCCTGCGCCCGGACGCCGACGTGCGTATTCGAACAGATTCCGCCGACGCGAACACGGAAGATATCATAAAGGCCGGGGTGCAGGAACTCCTGCTGGCTGGCACCGGGCATCGCTATCCCGCCGGGCAGACTTTCGCTTTCCTGCAAGCGGTAACGGGAAGCACTATTGTGCGGGCGCAGTTCTCAGCCTAGAAGAGAGAGAGAGACAGACTATGAGCTATCCACAGCCAGGCCGGGGATACGTTTACGGAGAGCGCCCCAGGCGCGAAACTCCCAGGTGGATCGTGCTGGCTGTTTTGATCGTGATCGCAGGAATTGTCTTCTCGCAGCCGACGAACTCGCAGCAACAGCAGTCTGGTGGCGGAGGCAGTAGCGTCACGGTCACCGGGTCGCTTCCTGCCGGAGGCAACGTAATTGGAAAAGTGGGCATCGACCAGACCACCCCGGGCACGACGAACTTAGTGTCGATCGGCTCTACCGGTACAGTCGGATTAGTTGCAGGCTCCGCTGTCATTGGTCACGTCATCAACGACGCCAGCGCTGCAGTCATCGGGCACGTCATCGCAGACACCGGATCCACAACAGCGGTGACCTCGCTTTCCGCGCTGGTCAACGGGACCGCGAATATCGGCTTCGTTAGAGCTGTTCCTTCCGCTTGCACGCAGTCTACGACTTTCACGAGCGCCACAGTCGGCGTGGCCACTGGCGCGGGAACATCCGTCACCAGTACCACTACCTGCGTGACCGCTGTCTACGTCAACAATATAACGAACTCCGCGGTAACCTTCCGCCTGGCGGATAAAACAGGAACGCCGATCATTTGGATTGGCGGCAACGCAGACTACAGCGTCCCCGCGAACTCCAACGTTCAATTCCCTGTGAATGGAGTACTTTTTACCGCCGGGATAACAGCCATTGCGGGAACGGGCTCAGCACTAAATTTGTTCGTCGCGGGCCTGCAATAATCTGATGCGACCAATCGCCACCCTCGTAGCCTTAGTTCTCGCCTTCCAGCTAAACGTGTCTGCGCCTTCGCCGACCAACGTGCAGAACATTGGTGGGAGCGCTGTTTCAACAGCTGCCACTGGCGTGCAGAAAGTTGGAATCACTGGGAATGCTGGAGCAGTCTTCGACGCAGCCACAAACGGCGCCGCGCCGGCAAATCAAATCTGGCACGTAGCGACTCCGACGACTGCAACGGGTGCAGCTATCTCCGCGAGTGGCAAGGCTACTGTAACGATATCTGTGAATGTGAAGGCTAGCGCCGGAAATGTCTATGGTGTATATGCCGTTAACGGCGCCGCCTCTGTTTGTTGGGTAGAATTTGTTAACTCAGCGACTGCCGGAACTTTGGGGACGGCAGTAATTCTTTCGATCCCGCTGCCGGCAAGCGGCGTATCAAATGTGACGTTTCCTTACCCGGTAAATTTCTCTACTGGAATTGCGGTCGGTATTGCTTCAGCAGTAAACGGAGCTTCGGCATGTGGTACAGCAGGAAATTTAACAGTGTTTTTCCAATAGAGTGGTATCTTCTATCAGTGAAGGAGCACGCGCATGGCTAACTCCGTTTTGCTAGATCGTCATGGACCAGACTGGCCTCTTGGATTTATTAAAGTTGTCACTCCCGGCACTCCGGTCGGGCTCATGTCCCTTGTGGATTCCGCCTCCGTGGAAGCTCCGGAAGCTGCGACTTCTTCCACGTCCGATGAGTATACCCCTCGCGCACAGCAGATTCTATTCCAGGCATTTAAGCCCGGAGCGTCCCACGGCACGCAACTGAACGCCGGAAATGTGTACATCATTCGCAAGGGAGATGGCACCGGGAGCGCCAACCGCGACGACATGGGGGACATCGTGGCGACCTTGACTCCGGGACAGACTTTCGTGCTGGCCTCCGCGCCGCTAGATAGAAATGTGTTCTCGCCGTACAGATATCTGGTAGACGCAGATAACGCCAACGATGGAGTTTTTGTCGTGCTCTTAATCCAATGAGCGACGAAGTTACATTTCGGTGGATCGACGGTCATTCCGCCACGCAGGCAGAATGGGACGCGATTGATTTAAAGCTGGCCAGTCGCGGCTGGATGTCTCTCAGCCGGGAGTTCTCTCGTATACGCGTTGCGGAGCGCAGCGGAAAGATCGTCGGTGTTTATATTTTACAGCACGTCCCGCACGTTGAGCCTTTGCTTGTGGATCGCGACGAGCGTGGCACGGGAGTCGCTGAACAACTTGCGAACGACATGCAGGAATTTCTTACGGAAGCTCACGCTCGTGGATACATGGCCGTCTGTGAGCACCCGATCGCCGTCCGAATGTGCCAAGAGCGTGGTATGGTGAAGGTTCCGTATCCGGTTTACGTTTCTGTGCCGGAGGCGCAGTGATGCTCTCTCCAGTTCTTTGTGGATGTGGATGCCTCCAACCAATGTTTACGGGGGACGATAAAGAAGTCTCCGGCTTTCTTCATAACCATCATAAAAAAGCAGGCATTCCCTCCTATCTTGTACTGGACATGGGATACAAGACGAAATGTTGGGTGTGGGAACAGGGGTTAAACAAGTGGGGGTATCCAAAAGTAAAGAGAAACAGAAAGACGCTCGGAGGACATCGTCTTTTTTACCGCGCTTATGTTGGAGAAATCCATCATGGACGATACCATCCGCTTGACCATTTATGTCGAATCCGCAAATGTGTGATGCCAGAGCACGTTGAACCTGTTACCTTGGTGGAGAACATTAGAAGAGGTTTAGTTCCCATGCTTACGGAAAAACAAGTTCTTTCCGTGTCCCCGCGATATCTAGCAGGAGAATCAGAGCGACAAATCGCAAACGATCTCGGCGTTGCACAATCCTGCATCCACAAAATCCTTCGAGGTATCAACTGGAGGGGCCTCGTCGTACCGACTCCAACACGTTCGCCTATCAAACTATCTCTGGAACAAGTAGAGCAAATCCGCTCCTTGTGTAGCTCCGGGGAAACCCGACAAAGCCTAGCGAATAAATTTGGGATGGGTTACAGCACCATTTGCAAGATCGTACGCGGGCATAGTTGGGCAGCATCCATGTGAAACGGAAGAAAGGAGGAACTGCACATGGGCGGATTTCTTTAGGGATCGGCGGATCCAGCGCCAAGACGGATAGGTCGTATCAACTAGACGCCATGAATAAAATGAAGAATGTTTTCAACTTCGCGCTCCCGCAAGCCGAAGGTCAGCAAGCCAAGGGCACGGCGTCCATGGATAAAGCAGGCGACTACTGGTCTAAAATCCTCTCCGGCAACCGCTCAGCGGTAGACGCAGCGGTCGCACCGGAAGCGAACGCTACGCGCACCGCGGCGGACGCCAGTAAACGTCAACTCGCCACTAGCGGCACCGCTCGTGGCGGCGGCACCGCGGGCACGAATCAGCAGATCGACGACGCCACGCGGGCCAAGATTGATAATTCCATTTTCGCGGCCCGTCCAGAAGCCGCCAAGGAAACCGCCAGCATTGGCAAGACGGAACTCTCGGATGCGTCGTCGCTGCTAGGGCTGTCCAGCGAGACGGCCACGAACCTCGCGGATATCTCTATGAAGTCGCGCGGGCAGTCCCAGAAAATAAATCAGGAAATGGTAGGTAAGGTTACCAGCGCGATCGACAACGCCATGTTGGCTTTATTTGCGTGAGGTCTGAACTATCTATGAATGTAGAACAAGAACGTCGATTGGCCACTATGAAGCTCCTCAGTAACATAGTCCCGCTTGAAGGAGAACTGAATCCGGTTCTCTATTTAGCGGTGCGTTTTGAAGATGTTGAGGACTTGCTTAAAGCCTATGGTATAGACCCCGGAGAAGCGCTTGCTGCTGTAATGACTGAGAACGAAAAAAAGGCTCAGTGATGCCTATGCCAGCTACTCCTCCTCCCACTCCCGACGCAGCGCAGCCACAAGACGTTCCGACGACCATGAAGGAACGCGTCGGCGGAGCGCTCGGCGGAGTGCTAGCCGCTGGCGGTGGACGCGATCGCAGCGAATCGCCTCTTGTTCAGGCCATGGATAAGCAGCATCAGCAGCGTGTAAGTCTTGCACAAAAGAATTATAAAGACTTTCAGACTTACACCGGAATCCTAGCTACAGGAATAGACCCAGACACCGGAGAGCAGCTAGAGGCACATAAGGCGCAGCATTACATGGACTTGTGGGAACACGGGAAAGCGGAGTTGGAAAAGACCGCTGGCGTCAACAAGGATGTGAAGGGCAAGCTTCAGAAGCTGTACATGCTGGCCGAACACATTATCAAAGTGCATCCGAAGGCTGGAGCTGGAGGCCCGGGTGCGGGGGGCGGTGGGGGACAGGATGCTGGCGCAGGCGGCGGGGCTCCCTCGTCCAGGATGACTCCACCGCCATCTGCAACTCAGAGTTTGGAACAGAACGCAGACGCGCCGAGGCTCAGGCAGGAGATGGCGGACCAGCGGGAATTCAACCTCTGGAAGAAACAACAGGAAGTCCTCCGGGACATGAGAATCGCAGAGGAGAAGGCCAAATCCGAGACGCCAGGAAGTGCGCGGGCATACGAAGGGCATCCTTGGAGCGTGCAAGATGCCAAAGCGGCGGCTAGCAGCGGGAACGAGCAGTTCAAGGAGTTCTTGAACGCTCAGGGGGAACCGATCGACATTGGGAAGCTCCCCGACGATCAGGTTTTGTACCCGGTTTATTTAAGCAAAGGGAAGATGTACTGGAGAGTTGGAAGCTCTCCAAAAACAAACACCACATACGATAACGTCGTGCACCGCGGGAGTCGGTTCGATGCAACCGGCGGAGCGGCCAAGGGCGCATCCCGCGTGCCAACAACCTCTGCTAGCGAGCAAGGGATTGATCCGGTCACTGGAACGACGAAGACGCGACGCACCACGACGCCGGTAACCGGAGCTACTGGAGCTGGAGCGTCACGGACGGCGCCACCGCCGACGCCTGGTGCCAGAAGCGGCGCTGGAGCTGGCACAGGTGGCGGAGACCTTCTCCCGACGAATGCAACCGCAAAGCGCATCGCTCCGGTTCGCGGCGCTGCGACACAGCTATTCGGCGATCCCACGCAGCCATCCGTAAAAGGTTTGAAGGATTATGCGTACCTTGCGGACCAGCCGGAACGTGCCAAGCGCATCGGAAGCGCTGTCCAGCTGGTGCTGAACGGACTAGACCAACAGGAGAAAGCTGCCGGATCCTTCGTCAGGCTGCTGCAGAACTACGGCGGTGTCCCCCAGGCTCTTATCGATTCGCAGTTAACCGTCAACAAGGACGTTATCGGGAAGCTGAACGCCGAGGATGCCGAAGCGTTCAATACTATTATTTCATCCATATCCACTGTCGTCGGATTGCGATCGCTCACTACCGCTAGCGCCGCGCAGGCCAGCGTCAAGGCTCTCGAGCGCGACATCCCTATCCCCGGGTACAATACTTTTACCTCCAAGCAATTCAACTTCAAGCTGTCCCGGCTGGCGGAAGAAGTCTACTCCGGCTCGCGTACCGTGCCGTTGCCGAAAGAGGAACGCGAGTTCATCAAGAAACAAGTGGAGATTTTGAAGAACGCTCCAGCTGGCGGGACGAAGCCTCGCGGGACGCCTCCTCCAGCACCCGGCGCGGCGCATCCTCTCGATGACGAGATAAAGAAAGCCGTCGCGGAAGCCAAAAAGAAGGCGGCTTAAGTTGCCTCCACAAAATCAAGCCTCCCCCGCGTCCCCCGCGCAGGCCAATGAGGATTCCGTAAAAGCGTTCATGGAGCTAGACGACGCTGGACAGACCAGTGCGCTAGCGAAGATGTCCCCGGACGCCAAGAGCTGGCTGCTCCTTGGCGTAAAAGCACTCAAAAGCGTAGAACCTCAACAAACGCCTCAAAAAGACGATCAGGGAATCATCAAGGGATTTGTGGATCGCGTGGGAGGCACGCTCTCCGGAATCCGCAAGATGGTTACGCCCGCTGAAGCGGAAGATGTAGAAGCTCAGAAGGCCCATCTGCCGTCGCATATTGCGGAGACTTATAAAGAGGGAGGGCGACAAGCCAAGCAGCAGTTTCAACAAGGCGTCGCGTCCGCAAAGGAAGGCAACGTTGGGTCCAGCGTCCGCGAGTTTGCCCGTTCTGCGGTTACCGGAGCGTCTCTTTTCAATCCGTTCGCTACTGGAAGCGTAGTGGACGCCAATCGCGCCGCGGATGAAGGCCGCTTGCGTGAGTCTATTGGAGCTGGAGCGTTCGATTTGCTCACTCTGTGGGGCGGCAGAAAATTCGGCAAAACGCCGACTACTGCAGGAAGGATAAACAAGCTTGCCAGCGCGGTCGGCGAAACCGGCGAGACGGTCAAGAATCTCGAACGCACCTTGCCGGAGATCGAGCAGACCGCCAAGCAGGCTGGCAAGCCAGTAACGATCGGCGCGCTTGGTGAGAATTTCCGCACCTCGCTGAACAGATTGCAATCCGAGTTTAGTAGCGTTTTTGATCCTATCAAACACAATCGCGCGTACACGCCAGCGATTAAGAATCACATTGACAGGATTATCCGCGAGAATCCCAACCTGGCCGGAACTGCTGAAGGACGTCAGGAACTAGCGGCCATGAAAAAAGTGCTGCGCGAGTACGACAAGCCACAGACGTTGGAGTTTATGAACCTAGAGCGCGCCAGGCTCAGAAAGCAAATGAGAGCTTATTACGCAGCTCCGCCTACGGACAAGGCGGCAAGGCTTGCAGGAGACGCTGAGTTCAGAGCCAAGAAAGTCGTCGCCGATTCTTACTCCGAGACGGTCAACGACCATCTCGCGCAGCAGGGCGGAAAGCCGCAGTCCTACTACGATATCCTGCGTCAAAAACAGGAAGCGTTCTTGGATCTGAACGATCACATGGATACACAGGTAGAAAAGTTGCGCGACAAGCAAGCGGCCAAATCCGGGCGTACGATCGGCGAGCGTCTCCGGCCACATGCGTACATGAGCGGCGCCGGGCCACGAGTCCATCTTCCGTTTGGCGAAGCCGTCCCGGCTGAGGGTGCCACGGATGTCGCCAGCAGGAAGGTTCGCCAGGCGTTTGGCCCTACCCGGAAGGGCCAAGCCACACGGGCGGCGATTCTAGCCCTCCCGGTGAGCCACTTGGCGACGGCTGGCGAGGATGCCAAAAAGTCCCGGATGAATCCTCCTCCAAGTCCTGAAGAATGATTACGATAGACTCGCTAAGCATCTCCGACTGGCAGGCTTGTAAACGGAAGTTCGTACTAGGACTAGCGTGGCGCGCTATGAGATGGCCTCCCCGCCGCCTCTACAACGCCTGTTTGCGCCAGGGAGTCCTATCCATCGTCCAGGATCACGTTACCCCGGCAGACGCCGCCAGCTCCGCGAGAACCAGGTTCCTGCAGTCTGCCGCCAATCCCGGGCTGGATATCTCGACGGATCCCTTCCTGGCCGCCCGCGACTGGTGTGCTATGCTCGACACAACTCTGCGGATACTGCCACGGGCGGGTCTTCCGTCTCTCCTGAAGGATCCTCCGCCCGTGGTTCTCGAGCATGAAGTCACCTGGGAGTCCCTGGCCCACGTAGACGACCACAGCACGCTGCATCGCTGGATCACCGTGGACCACTGGGGGGAGGCGGACCTGGTGCGCGAGCTGCATTCCTGGCGAACGATCGGCGAAATGGCGGCTACCGGGCTCCCTATGACGATTCATGTCATAGAGATCGGCCAGAATAGAAATGGCCGTAGAAGCGTCGCCTGGGCACGCGCCTACAAACATCCTACAATGGCTAACTTAGGGATGCATTTCAAAGGGAAGGATCCCAAAGCGTTCAAAGGCTGGCGGCATCTTTATCTCGCAGACAGTAAGATGGATCCGGACGCCTGGGCGGAGCAACTCTGGAAAGAAGGTGCGGCGCAGGAGCTTTTGCACGACATTCGCGTGAAGGTTCCTTCTGAGAAACAGTGCGCGGCGATAAAACGGGAGATCGTCATGGAAGCTCAGGCCATGGAGAGAGTAAAGGAGCCCTGGAGCGAGTTGCCGATGTCCAGGAACGCTTGCGACGTTTACGTGCCTTGCCCTTTTCAGCAGGTGTGCTACACCGATGTGGTGAACATTGGTGAATTAGGAATCTACCAGCGAAGAGAAGCTAAGTTTGAACTAGCGCGGCCCATACCGCTGGGAGCCCACCAGATTCGAACAACTCCCGCACGCGATCGTCAGGGTCCGCGGGACACCCCGCCAGATATAAATGGGGCTCGTCCGGAAACGTCCGCCACGTAGCGCCCTCCGCGAGACCACAAGACGGCGCCTTGTCGAGAATCTCCTGCCATTTTTCGTCCTTGCCGTTCCAGTCCGGCTTGCCATCTTCGCCCATCGGAGCGACATCAACGGCTAAACCAAAGTTGTGCATAGAGTGTCCCGCCGTAGCTTTTGTGACAATCTTCCCCGGCGTGGTCCTCCCTTGCTGCCAAAGCGCGTCTTGTTGAGGGTAGCTACGTAATCCTTGAGTTACCATTATAACAAAAGATAACATATTCGCAAGCATCTGAACGCGCCTGCTCAGTTCCGGATGAACTTCCGCGAGCCGCGCCATGGAATGATTGTCGAGCATTCAGTCCCAGTTCCCCAGGATAATCCTGGCCGCGTTCAAACGCTCCTCGTCCGTCTTGGCCGCGAGTAACTGAATGACTTCCAGCCTGCGTATCCGCGCATTCGTGCGGTCTACGCGTTCGTTCATGCGATCCGTGCTGGCGTCGAGCCTTTGCCTGACCCCGGTAGCGTCCTTGCGCGCCTGGCGGATGAGGAAGTTGAGTCCGCCGGCGCTGAAGACAGCGACCAGGATCGCCCAAATTACGTTCGGAGGCAGATCCAGTGCGGTCATCGTTTGAGTTGCGCTTCCGCGTTCATCTTGCGGCGCTGTAGCTCGTGATGCCGCATCATGCGCCAGGCCAGGTCGGCTTGTGAGTTGTTGTGCTCTTTTAGAAGCGCGCTTGCTAGTTCGTACTCGATAATGGGAGCGAGATATTCCTTGAAACTGCCGTAGTCCGGGAGACGGACCTTGCTGCCTTCGATTTCCAAACGGTCGATAAGTGTCTTGTACGCAGCAGCGGGAATGGATTCGTGGGGATTTCCTAATAATTGTTCCGCTGCCGGGACATTCATATGGATTGTTTACCCCTCCTGAATGGCGGGCAGGGCGCTCGATTCTCAGGATGAAGTTAGCGTTGCTGGTATCACCGGAGAGGGATCCGGCTCGTTCACCAGGTCCACGATGGCTCTCACTACCGCGCTCTTCCTGGCCAGGGAAGCCTGCTTGTGACCAGGAAGGTTATTGGCCACCCAGGAATCGATCATCGGTCCGACCTGGCCGAGGACCTGTTCTAGCTTCTGCGGCCCGGTGCCGGTAGCGGCTCCCGCGGCGGCAGCGGAAGTCTCTGCAACCAGCGCGAACTTTACCACACGGTTGAATATGTCGTTGGCCACAGCAATCTCAGGAGAGAATTGCGGGAGGAGAGCCTCCGCGATCGCCACCGCGGATGGCTCCGCCTTCTGCGCGAGGCCCAGGATGCGTCCCATGACCGCTCCAATGTGGCTGAGCCAGCTTTGATGGAGAGCGGATACAGGAGAAGTCGTCGCCATGATGCCTCCGGTCACTTGTCACTTGATAATCTGGGCTGCGCTGCCTCCCAATCCTACTAACTCCTTTATGAGTTGCCAAGCGAATTTGGAAGGATGTAGATACGTACTTCTAAACTGGTCGGCGATATCTTTTCCATCCTTAGTGATGCCAGCGACGTTGGTCATGGCGACGGTCGCCTGGCTGGTCGCAGCGGCGAGATTGTCGAGCGAGCGCTGAATGTCCGGGGAGGAAATCGCCGCGTCCGCGTCAGCCAGGGTCTTTTGGAGGGCGCGCGTCGCCAGGAGCATCTCCTTCAGATTCTCCTGTAAGGCGCCCTGACTGAGGAGCAATGCGGCATTTTGGCGGTTGATAGCTTCCGTCATGGCTGGCAGTAGGGACACATTGACGGACCGATCCGTATTCGAGACGAATAAAGAAAGTCGCTCCGCAGCCGCATTCACAGACGCAGTAGCCTTCGTAGAATTGGCGGCTTGCTCCTGACTTGCTTTCTTCCATGTTTCGCTGGCCTCGCGGAGGTTTTTGAGAGTCAATCCCGCTTCTAGAATCGTAACATGGAGATCACGCAGCGTGGTCGCGAGCGTGGTTTGCTCTGACGCGATCAGCACGTGGAGATCGTAGAGCACCCAGGAAGCCATGCCGGCCACGAGGAGGATGGCTGCGGTGCGCAGCGCCGTCATTCGCGAGGCTTCCCTTCGCGCGCCAGATTGGCGCGCTGGTTTTTGCAGCGGGAACAGTCGCAAAGGTAGCGCGGACGGTCTGCGCGATGTCCACAGTCCTGACAATACGGCCAAGGAGGGTTATCAACGAAGCAGATAGCCGCGCAATGCGAGCAAATGATGCCCTGGCGCTCGGCGGCCATCAGGGGATGCCTTTAAATTCCATGCGTTCCATGCGCCGCCGGGCTTCGGCAACAGCGGCGTCAAGATTCACGTCGAACCACCAAGTCTGATGCGAGAACAATCCGTCGCGCTTCATGGCTTGGACGATCTTTTTAATATTGATTCTCACAACGAGAAATTCTTGGTGCGCGAGCAGCCATTCTACTCGCTGCTCCAGCGTCGAGAAAGGCGCACGGAGGCCACGTTTCATTTGCCGGTATTGCCCTCTGGCTTCTCACGCATCTTTGAATCCATCCGGCAGGGCACTCACGTCGGCACCGCCGCTTCGAGCAGTTCGATGAGTTTGTCCGCTTGCGCGGAGCGCCAGCGCGCAGCAGCATCAGCAGCAGCCCAGCGCGCAGCAGCATCAGCAGCAGCCCAGCGCGCAGCAGCAGCAGCAGCAGCAGCAGCAGCATCAGCAGCAGCAGCCCAGCGCCCAGCAGCATCAGCAGCAGCAGCATCAGCAGCCCAGCGCCCAGCAGCAGCAGCAGCATCAGCAGCAGCAGCAGCCTGTGGCCAGTCAGCGGTTCCTCCTTCGATCACCGATTTGTATCCATCTGCGACAGCCTGAATCGATGTCTTTGATTTTTCGGTCAGTGCGAACTGGAGAACTCCCCACTTCTCATCGACAAGCATCCACACCGCGAATCGTGGCCAGATGAGCGAAAGATCCGCACCTGGTTGGATCGCCGATAGGAATCGCTCCGGCCAGAGCATCGCGTCGCCGTTGGGAAGCGCTTCGAAAAGTCCATCCTCAAGCCGAGCTAGAACTCGAGGAATTCCGAGTTGCTTTTCATATGCGCCATGATCGTCGGAGTGAACCGTGCAGCCCACGGCGCAGCCTTTTCCTTTTTCCCAATAGATGCCTTTGATTAGCTCGTCGGCTTCGCGATGCGCCCGGACACGCTCTAGAAATTTCGTCTTGGTTTCTTGCTTCCCGTGAAACGCAACTAAGTCCATAGTTTCCTCCGCAACTCCGCTATCTGCCAGGTCAGTTCTGCCAGCAAATCCTCGAACGTGTCGCCGTGGCCAGTAAAGAAACTGTTCTCGACCATCCAGCGGGCTAGTGCCTCCTTCTGGCTTGGCTTAGTCTTTTTGTTTGCCATTAGCGGCCTCGCTCACTTTACCCGAATTACGGCTGATAGCGGGAATCCGACGCATATCGGGTCTCGGCCCTCCTTCTTAGCTCTTATCCACTCCTCTTCTTTGCATACAACAACCGTAGTTTCAATTATTTGGACAACTATCCTTGTCAGTTGTAAGCCCTTATTATCCCTAACAATTACAGTCTCACCCGGTCGCATAACTCACGGCTTTGCTCCCTTCGCCGATGACCGGCTCCGAACGTATTCGAGCAACGCGGCATACACTTCCGGCTCGAGGAAGATGCTGTTCGTCACCTGTATGCCATCCTCAGTCGTGAGCATCACTCCGCCGTATTCTGCGTGGATGTAGACGCCATCCCCTAAATAAGCTTTCTCTTTCATAGCCCAACCTTCCCGCGTTTGATGACACGACCAGCAAACGCCCCGCTCATCGTGCTCATCCAGCAGGGATCCATGCGCCGGTAATCTTCGACCGTCGGGAGCACCTGCAAGCGACGATTGCGTTTGGCGGTCTTGAAGCGTTTTATAACCACCGTTCTCCGGACGGGCTTTTGCAACTCCAGAAGCTGCCCGCGCACCTTTTCCATGAGCGCTAGGATTTCTGGACGATACTTTTTGATTTTCATACGCCCGCCGCCAGCGCTCCTACTTCCATTTCCCGCATGTCGTCCCAGCTCTTCCCCCAGCTCCCCTCCACGCCAATCACCAGTCCATGTGGCGCGAGCGTGGGATGGATCAGTACTCTGCTAGGAGCCGCGAGCACCGGATAGACATCCGCGATGTGCTGCTCCAGCAACTCTTCAGGAAAATGAAATTGGAGAGAATCGTGAATCTGGTTAAACATCCCGTAACGTGCATCCAGCCCTAGCCTGGCCAACTCCTTCATCCTCGCTCGGACCTCGCAGTGCGCGATATTGGTGTGCCGGAAGCTGACCGCTTCCTCCGACTGGTCCCCCGGAGGAGGCTCATCCTCCGGCCTGCGCTGCCATTGCTTGCTGAAGTTGTAGACTTCATAAAATCGCCGCGCGAATCCGTAATGCTTCGAATAGTACCCGCGGTCGCCAGCTTCATGCGCGGCGCGGCGCTCGGCGCGCTGGTAAGCAAAGATACGAGGAGCCAGCTTCTCGAGCGCGGACATGATCTCCTGGACGATACGCAGGCCGGAAACGTGCTTCTCACCTTTGCAATTTGAGCAATTCTTCAGGCCCCGCACGCCGGGCACTTTTCCAGTGCCGGCGCACTCTTTACAATCCTGCGGAGGAAAGTCCTCCATGTAGCGTTCGAATAATCCCTTGGCGCGCAAACCGTTGCCGATTCCTAACGTACAACGCTTGAACTGTCCGTCGCGTTTATTCTTCCATTCGGGATTAGACTTCAGCCATTTGAAGCGAGCCATCAGCTCAGCGTCCGTCTCCTTTAAAATGGAAGGACCATCCCAGAGGCCAAGAACGTGGCCGGCGAAAAAGGAATGCATGTCTAGCCGCGCCAGACGCATCCACACAGGATCTTCGGCCAGGAATCCTAACGTGAGTACGTGGAAAGATTTGTAATCCCACTCCGTAATAATATTCCCTGGTTCCGCGGCGACCATCCTGCGCATGGCTTTCGCAAGCTGCGGAGTAGGCTTCAGCTTGACAAAATTTTGACTGTTGGGATTCCGCGCAGTCAACTGTCCCATGGAGGATGCAAAGGTAAACGTTGGATGCACGCGACCGTCCGGTCCTGGTTTAAACCCTTCGATATAAGTTCCTTTGAGTTTGGTGTAGCCGCGAAACTCCACTACTTTAAGATAGAACGTATCGCCAGTTTTGTTGGCGAGGCGCCGCAATTCCTTCTCGCCAGTGGTGTCCTTCTGGTTCCCTTCGTTGTCCTCCTCCTTAGACTTGGGAATCGGATGTCCTTTGGCACGCATGTAGTCGAGAACCTGCGGGCGGGAGTTGGGATTGAAATCGTAAACGCGGCACCAGCGCATGATAGGAGTAAGCGCGAGCGTCTCATCGTCAGGGATCTCGAACATCCGGCGTTCGTAGCGGTAATTCTCAGGGTCCTTTCCAGACTCTGTAAAAGTGCGGAGCAGGAGAGATTCTTCGTTGTCCGCCCACTTTTTTACCTCCGGAGGCTCTCCCTTGTAGCCTTCCTTTGGATGCACTCTGCAACAAGAATCCGGAGCCAGGGCAGATAGCTCGCGGCCTAGCGTGGATTGCGCGCGGTCGAATTCCGCTCCAAGAGCCAGCCGCGCGGCGTCGTCGATCAGCACGCCGCGGTCTTCCATTGCCGCCAGTACCGGACGAACTTCTAGTACCTGGCCGACGTAGCCGATTTGCGAGTCCCCCCAAAGGAGATCACGCTTGAGCGTCTTCTCGAGCATTCCATAAAGGCGAAAAGTAGAATCGACATCGCAGCAGCCATAGAACTCGATATCAGTACCAGCGAGATGCTTCCAGGGAAAAGGAAACTGTACGAAACCAGCAGCGAACTGCAGGTGAGCCGGGAGATCCGGCTGCCAATGATGAAACATTTGAAGCGTGTCATGGACGGTTCCCCTGGGAGTGAGGTCTAATCCCTCGCGCTCGCCAGCCGCGCGGAGGACCTTGTTGTCGAAGATCCATACGTTGTGCCCGCACTTCACGTTTGGGAGATGGAGAATGTCGCGAGCTACTTCCCGATACGCTCCCTCCCAAGGGACAGCAATTCCGCTTCCAGGTTCCGCAGAGAATTGGATAAGTCGGATATTCGTGTCAACAAAGCCTTCTCGCGCGTCCTCATCGAGGGAAGCTGACTCAAAAGTTTCGAGGTCGTAGCTAACCACTGCTCCCGCACCATCTCTAACTCGGTGATAGTAGCTTCGTACCTCGTCAAGGCTGGGGTGGGTGAGGTAGTTGATTCCGCCATGAGTCGTCCGATCTTCCGGGTCGATGTCCCAGAGCCAGTTTTTATCCGCCCCCTTGGCGATGTTGAGCGCGCGCTGCAGGATGCGTGCGAACACTCCTTGATGCGAAGCTTTGCCGCGACGGAGATAAGCGGGATGGAAGTCGCCGATTACAGGAACAGGAGAGCCTCCGTAACGAGTATCCTGCGGAAGAACGTATCCCGCGAGATGCGTGATCCCCTGAGCTTCCCCGGCCATGCCGGTTAGCTCGCGCAGGGCTACGCCGCCTAAGGCTACGATGCAGCGCGGCTGGCGCTCGGCAATCGCGGAGGTGAGATTAGGGCGGCAGTGGTTGATAGCGGAGTATTCCCAAGGGGATTTTTCCAGCCAGTTGTGACGCGGTCGGCAGCGCACGATATTGGTGATTGAGAATGCCTGCCTGTCCAGGCCCATGCGACGCAAGCTGCGTTCCAGCACCCCACCAGCCGGAGCGAACTCCACAAACGGACGCTGCTCGCGTTGCTCGTGTTCGCCGGAGGCTTCGCCGACCAGCATTATCCCGTTCGCACCTGTGCCGGACACGACAGAGAAGTCCGAGCCATGGTCGTAGCATGCGCAATTTGTACAGGACCCAGGCTTGGAACGCTGGCTCACGACGGCTTCGCTCCTCCGGTGAGCGCATCCATGATCGCTTCACTCTGAGGGTTCCTAACGCACACGAAATCCTCCAGGACCGGATCCGGCTTGCCCGACTGAATCGGCAAGACTACGCTCAGCTGGATAATCGGAGGAGTCACGCCTTCAGGCGTGGAGATGCCTCCGTCCGATACACGCAGGACTTTCCAGACCAGGCGATGCAAAAGGAAGTCCGGGATGTTCCAGCGCACCAGGTCGCCTTCCATGATTTTGTTGCCGATGGAGTCGATCATCTTCCGTTGTCCTCGTAGACTTCCGGATATCTGCGCCGGGCCTCCACGAGTCCCTGCGCCAACCCCCCGCATTCCCTAGCCAGAAGAGCTTCCACCTTTTTACGCAACTCCGGATCGGCTTTTATGTTCGCCGCCGCCTGCCTGCGCGCGGCCTCCGTGACGGGTCCCCATTGCGTTTTTATGACTGGCGCGTCCTCCTGCCTGTTAAATAGAAAAGCGCGAATATGATGCCAGCTCATAGTCATTTTTGTCTCCAAACCAGCGTTGCTTCCTCGCAAAAATTTGCGATCTCGCGCAGGCATCCTGGGTCATAGACTGTCTCCGGTTCAGGAAAGGAAGCACACGCCATGTGTCTGTCTTTCTATCCACTGGACGGGCTAGCATCTGGAAATTGAGAAATGTCCTAACAGGTGCGATCGATGTATCTAAAGCCACGGAAGCACCATCCTGTCCATGTGAACTTGTTGTATAAATGAATCTTTGTTAATGACAAGTCTAAGCCCCTCTAAAGTTCTGCAGCGCGAAAGGCTCACGTACACCATCGCCGGGGACTTCCAGAAGCGGTCTCGTAAATCAACTTGAACTTTATCAAGTGACAAACCTTGACTTTTATGACAAGTTGATGAATATGCCAACCTTATGGGAAAATAGCGAATCTGCCCGGTCACGTATTGCTTGGACTTCACGCGAAAGTGCGGCCCAGGATGCCACTCCCCTTCGTCCTCGGCGAGCAATTCCCCAGACCAGCTGGCGGGTTCATCCGGCTGAGTCACCTCGCGGATGATTCGCTGGACGTTAACCGTCTCCCCAGTGCGGACCAGCTTGATGACGAACTGCTGCAAATCTGTGTCATAGGATTCAATGTAGCCGCAGTCTCCGTTTACCATGGTGAATCCGCGGGAGTTTGTAAGGATCATCACGTACGCGCCGAGCTTGTACTCGCTGGCTGGCGGAATGCCCCACTCGTGCGTCCGGCGATTCTCGCCCCACTCGGAGCGCTGCTGGCCCCAGCGCTCGCTGCGCACGGTGAATACCTCCCCAGGACGCGTTCGTAAGACTTCGCCGTTGTGCCGGGAGACCATGTCGTTCTTACAGAGGATCGTAGTGCCGTCGAATTCCACTACGCGGGAGGTATTCCATTTCATGCCAGCTGCGGTGAGGATCTCCGCCGCCGGACCTCCTTCACCTAAGCGCGCATGATTGAGCGCGTCTAGGAATGGCCCGCTTCCCTGACGCCAGACTTTTTCCAGACGCGTAGTGTTAGCCGCGAATTCCTTCCAGCAGGCGGCGCGGAAAGCCCACTTGCCGCTGACGGGTGGGAGCTGCGCAAAATCGCCAATTAGAGTTATTCCTAAAGGGTGCTTGATGTCCGCGTAACGATTCGCCTCCTGCGTTGCGCGGTAGAGATAATCCAGTTGATCGTCTTCTAACATGCTGGCTTCATCGACGAGGATCCTGCGCTTGGACTTGGCAATTTTATGAAGGGCTGTGGTGAGACGACCGGACAGGAACGCGTCTCGCATGCTGAGCGTGTCGAAGTAGCGCAGGATGGAATTGATCGTGACCGCACCAAGGTTGACGGCGGCGATTCCTGTGGTAGCACAGAGGACACCGTACGAGGGATCCTCTTCGGTTAGCTGAAGAAGCTGATAGGACTTCCCGGTGCCAGCGCGACCGGTTCTGAACTCGCAAGGGACAGGACGCTCGTCGGGAAGCGCTTGCAGCTCGGAATCCGGCGCGGAATTAAGCTGGACTTCCTCGCTCACACGCCACCGCAGGAGATCGCCGCATTCGCGCTCCAAACTGCCTGTCTCGCCTGCCTGATCGCCGCCGACTGGTCCGCGCTGGCCGGAGTGTTCTCCACGATGACCCGCGCGAACACGAGGCCAGCTTCGCGGATGAGCTTGCACTTCGCGGTGTCCTCTTCGGCTAAGATGTGCGCGGTGAACCAGTTCACTAAAGCTGCTTCGTCGATGACGGCCATGTGGAGTTCTCCTTTTTAAGCGTTCGCCAGGGATTCTTGTTTACCATCGTTTGAAGCATCGACGCCAGAGCCCGCCGCAGCCGCCTGCGCCATCTGCGCTTTGGTGCGCCGCTGCTTCCTGGGAGTCGAAGCGGCTTTTGTTTGCGAGTTCGCCGCTGCTTCCGCTTGCTTGATCCTGGCCGCCATGATGGTGCTAACGACCGTGAACGCCGCTCTGCCCTCATCCAGCTCGCATTCCCTGAAGTAACGCATGGTCCTCGCGATCGCGCTGCTCTTTCCTGGCATGATGTCTCTCCTTCTCAATCCTTCTACAAGCCTTCTCAAGTCAAAGTGAGCCGAATCCCTGCCGCCGCTCGGCTCTACACGGCCCCAGTTGCAGCCACTAAAAGTAGCTGCTGTCTTGGCAGCTCGTTCTTACTTCAATTGGCTCAGGGACAAAAAGCTGACCACGATGGCCCGAGCGCGCGCGTAACCGTGCCCGGGATTCACCTGGCAGCGGATCTCCGGCTGGAAGAGTTGTCCGGCTTTGCGTTTATCGCCAGCTGTTTCAGGAGGAAAGTGATGCATGCCAGTAGTGCGCAAAGCGTACTTGGCAATCTTCTTCAGTTCCTCCGCGCAAGACATGCAGGAGGCTTCCCACGCCGTCTCGATCCCGATCTCTGGTTCCGTCCCCAGAGCTTTTACAAGAAGCTGGATCCACTCCAGCTGGGTCATTTTTGCTCCCTTGGGAGCCCAGAGGGAGCCGTCCGGCTTGGTGATGCGCGTGAGAATGGTAGTCACCTGAGTGGAGCCGTCGCGCCGACGATCGGTGTTCGCACCGCCGCCGAACGCCGGGTAGACGGTGATGCCGTCATACTTTCCACTTGGATCGATGATAGAGCAGGAGACTCCAGTGCGAAAATAAGGCACCTTTTGTTTATTCTGCCCTGTCCCGTACGGTTTATTCTCGCCGCCTTCGACGCGTACGCCTTCCAGTTTCAACTTGGCACGATATTTCCCGTCCGGCGGAGGCGCCGGCTGCGCGTAAGCGTCCGCTTCGAGATTTGCGTCCAGCGATTCGCTGATAAGACGAGGATCGTTCTCGTCGATGATCTCCTGCGGAGCGTCGGACGGTACGGGAGCCGCTGCGGCTCCCGCTGCTCCTGCTGGCCCGTTCGGCTTCCCTGGATCTTCCTGCGTGGTAGCCCCTTGTGTCGGAGCCCATGGTGCGTTTGCTGCCATCTTGTGTTCTCCTTTTTATTTAGGTTGCTGAGCCTTGTATTATAAAAAAAAAAACTATTTCGCCTGCCCCTGCGCCGCGCGACCTAGCTTGGAATCCATTTTCGCTCTCCAACCTTTTAGAGCGTCACCCTGAGCCGCGCCGAGATCGTCTACCACTTGCAAATAAGTCCCGAATCCCTCGTGGACCACGCCGTCCTTAATAACCGGCTCGAAGTATCCACCCGGAAAACGATTCTCCAGCGCGGCGATTTGCTCCGGAGTGACGCGTGCTTTCGCCGGGAATGGTATCCCGCTCGCAGGGTCTAGGTGCTTTTTGTAGTGAAAACGCACGGTGAGGTCGATATTCTCCTGCTGGACTGTTTTCGTGGCGTCACTAGGATCGGGGACCTGCACCTTGGTCACCACTGGATAATCCTGGCCGTGGATAAGATCGCCTACCCAGGCGCCGCAGTCGCGGGTTCCCTTTTTGCCTGCGATCGCCGGACCAAACGTGGTCGAGCGATCATCGTCTTCTGTCTTGCTCTCAAGCGCGGTGTAGAGAACGTACTCCACCGGAAGCGAGTTGAAATTCATTACCAATCCATAGAGAAAGTTCTGGACGAATCCATAATCGCCGCGCGTCGAGCTGCCAAACTGTTCAGGGAGCCACTGGCCCATGACTTGTACCGCCTGCGCGAACGCCATGTTCGCGCCGGGTTTCTTACGATCCTCGCCGCCCACGCTGATACCATGGTCAGGGAGAAAACGCATGACCGCTTGCGAGATGGAAGACCAGCCTTCCACAGCAACTCCTCCAACCTCGTCGTAGTTCATGGGAGCGAGGTCGATTTTCCCTGGGTCCGTTTCCTCGGTATTCAGAGGCCAGTAACCCTGGCTGATCTTGCGGAGGAGAACGAGAGGAAGAGAAGTCACCTCGCAACGATACGGACGAATCATGTCCGCGTTGACCTCCGGGATGCAGGGATCCCAGCCGCCGCCGTCGAGCGAGAGGAGGAGAGTCGCCTTGCCGGTCTTGCGCGCGATGTAGTGCGCGAAGTCTTTTACTTGAGACGTTTTTCTGCCGCCGGTTGGCGAGTAGATACACCCTGAACGTGCCATTTTAGATTATCTCCAATTCAGTTAAGTATTCAGTGATAGTCTTGTACGGAACGGGGATCTCCATCAGCGGCTGGACATCAAACGGTTGGTTCTTTGGAGTCCATTTTTCCACTACTCGCCTCCCCTTAACGTAACGATCCTTGTTCTCAGTGCAAAGGTTGACCCAATCCTCCGGTCCTTCGTAAATCAGTACCCGTATACGCCGCGCGCGGGACATTAGAAAGGATCCTCGCCCTTCCGGAAGCCTATAAGATCCTCCTGAGGTTGAGGCTCCTCGAGGAGCGCTACGATATTCTCAGCCTTTTCATCCTTCTCATTCGCATCCTCATCCTCATCCTTCAAAGGAGCTAGCTTCACCCCGCAACTCCAGCAGAACTTGGCGTTCCGACTGAAGCGCTCGTGCCCTTTGGAGCATAGGATTTGCACCGCTTTTGTGCCGCACTCTTCACAATAGCGGTCACCGTCAGATACGTTGTGCTTTTTGTCAATCGGACAATATCTTAGGCTCATCGAACCATCTCCTCGACGCCCAGCGCTCCATGCTGCTCAGCGTGCATCTCGCGGCGTTTTATCTCGTCGTCGTACTTCCTGGCGCGCTCCCGCAGCCTGCGAGCGGCTGCCCTGTTCGAGCAGGTGCGCTTCTTGTCGTGCTTCTTGCCAAGATTGCAGTACACTTGGCCGCTTCGTATAGGCACAAACATCCTCTGGCATTCCGGACATCGGGTTTTATTCATGCGTGTAAGCGCTTGTCAGCGTCCTTATCAGCGTTGTGGATACTACTATGAAGCGGAAAAGCTGTCAAGCACTTTTTGCGGATTCTTTGGAGTTTTCCACAATACTATTACTAGTATCCGCTGGAGCCGCGAGCAGGACCTTCGCGAGATCGTACTTCATGACTTCCAGGAATCGTTCTACTCGCGCGTGACGCTCCCCGTACCCAGGAGGGCAAAGCATGCTGTCCCCCGACGCCTGCCACTCTGCATACCACCTGGTGACGAACGCCCCGCTAACTCTTAGCATGCTCCACCTCCTGGGGATGATTCGCTTCTCTAATCTTGTAGAGCTTCGTGCCCAGAGGATCCTGGCGGACTTCTGCTCCGCCGAAGCACACCGGGATCATGCTGCAGTCAACAGGGTATGAACAAGCGCGCCTGTTCATTTGGAAATGAATGTTCAAGAGATGCCGCTTCTCGCCTTCATCTTGTGCTTGGCGGACCTTTTGGACGTGCTCCGCGACCTCGCACTCCTGAGCTTCTACCTGCTCGATCCAGTCCCGGAGATCGTCGTCATTTCTGTAGACCACGATCGGCGGGACGAAGATATCGTCAAGAGGATGCGACTCTAAGAATCCAGTGGCCTGCGCTGGGCTGGACCAGGCGTTCTGTAATCCGTCTGGAGTGTCCGCAACTTCGACAGTCTGGTCCAACTTATCGATCCACTCGCGCGACGTGATGCTCTCAAATACCGGAGCGCCTTTCCAGTTTTTAAAATAGAGCTTCCCGGACTCCCCCGTGTCCTTTAAATAGTCCCAGGAGATATTCCACTGCTCATCCCCTGCGGCCATACCTTGGTTCTTGTAAGCGCGCACGAGCGGGGAGGATTGCGCGCGCACGTCCAGTCCCAGCCTCGCCGAGAGGTCTTTATCGATGCGTCGCTCGCCTTTGAGCATGTACTCGTAGCGGATGCCCAAGATGCGCGGCGGAGCGGCCTGCTCCATTAGATACTTAGTTACTCCCATCGTAGGGATGTACCCTTCAATCAACGCTTGTTCCGGGGTCAGCCCGCCAGGATACGTAAAAGGCCGTTTGGTTACGTGGATTTGCTCCCAGAATCTAGCGAGCCGCTTCTCCACCTCCACGCCCTCGCTGAGGCCCTGCATGTCGCGCTTGGCGTCTTCATTCTTGCGCCTGTCCCAACGCGCGGCAGTTTTAAAGGAGAGGATGTAAAGCTGCTTCGATGTGCGCTCGAGGAGGAGCGCGTCGGGACGGGACATGAACCATAGCTCCCATGGCGAGTACGGTGCTGGCAGATGTAATCCTTGAATGTCGTACAAGGAGTCTTGGTGCTGCCACTCGGATAGCTTCCAGGACCCCTCCCGCTCCACCTCCAGCACCTCGAACTGTTCAAGCAAAGGCTTCAACCTTCTCCTCGCGTACGCGCGCACGAAACCTTCTACCATTGCGGACTGTTCCTCGTATAAATACTGCTCGAACTCGCTTCTCCCTTTTTGGGAGACTTCCTGTACGCGCGCGGCTAGTTCCGCGTCCCCTCCCGTGGTTGCGAGATTCTTTTCGACTGCCGCGGCGATCTCGAAAGCTTCCTCGCCAATGTCCAGCGTGGCTTGATATTGCGCGAAATCTTGAAGCGCGACGGAGACCGCACGGTCCTCTACTTCCTGGCCATGATGAGGATCCGGACCAGGGACCCCATACCGTAATAGTTCCGCGAGTCCAGCATGCGTGCTCCCGCCCACCGCCAGCGGCAGCGGCTTCCTGGCTTGCACGATGCCCATGCCACGCTCGTGGTACTCCAGCCAGCGCAATCTATGGCACCGCTGATATGTCTCGATCCTGCTGCGATCGGTGAACGCTCTCTGGACCTCCGCGGATGGCTGCATTTTAGTTTGTGTCATGTTCTTCCTCTATTTTCTTCAAGTCTTCCTAGTCCGAAAATCACAATCGCAGAAGGGAAGGGTGCTCCATCCTTTTCGCGTTGAAATTTTAACCTTCCTTTGATGAAGCGCAATTTGTCTGCCTGTAGCACATATTGATGCCACCACTGCGTATCGGTCCTCGTGGGGATCAAACAAACGGTCGTTGCAGTCGCACGGCTCTCCCAAGCTTTCTTGAGCCAAGTACCGATGACGCGCCCATATGGAGGATTCATCCATAGGACCCCCTTCCACTCTTGTTTAAGAGCATCATCGCCCTCGTCCCAAAACGCAGTAACCTTAAAATTCTCCCGGCTTGCGCACACGTCCCGTTCAAAATGAAATTCCCGGTCCAACTCGTCAAAAAATCTCTGCGGGGTTTCACGCTCCGAGCCTGTAGAGATAAAGTGAACGCGATTCATCGTTCTTGTCCTTTTAATTTGCCGGTATCCGAAGCTCCAGCCAGCTACGATCCACGAACTCCTTTTTAACTTGAGGCTGCATTTGCTGCGCTGGCGTTCCCATGTCTTTCTCCTCTTTCTCTCTAGCAACTCTTGTCCCAAAACTTAGGCTCCGCGTTGGTGAAAGAGGAGAAAGACAATGGGAACGCCAGTGCGTTCCGCATAATTGTGCTGCGCGAATCCACAAACGACTTCCAGTCCACACTTGGGACACGTGTAGAGATCGGCCAGCCAGAGTTTATAGGGGTCGTCAGAGTCGGTCCCAAAGGTTTCGACCACGTGTACACCGCTTCTAATATTCTTGAGCTTTACTTTGCACTTCACGCACAAAACCCTCATCAGCCTCCCTCCGCCTTAGCTTGCTCCAAGCCAGCTCGCAATCCCTCGCTCGTCACGTACCTCAGCTCCCGTTTCGCCCGCGTCGCGGCCACGTACATCAAATTCTCTTCCTGCTTGCGCTCCCAGTCCTGCTTCGCCCAGCGGGACGGCATGTAGAGATCCGCGTCCAGCACGAACACGCGATCCCATTCTAGTCCCTTGGCCTTGTGAACCGTGCTGCAGGAGACCGCTCCAGCCATCCCGCCGTTGTCTCCGAACAGAGCGTTGATATTCGCAATCAGCGTCCCAATCCCCGCGTGCGGCCCGGCTTCCTCCATAAAGACGTGAAGCGTGTCGAGCTTGTCGTCCAGCAGTGCGATCTTACTCTCCGCGCCTTTTTTGGTGCTCAGCCTTCCCGCCTCTCGCGTGCGATACTTCGCGAGTCGCTCCGCGAGGTCCTCGATCGTCCTGGCTTTCATCTTTTCAACCAGCTTCACCAATCCCTGTCCGATATCCCTGCCGGCGACCTTCGCGGGGATTTTATTACGGATGAGCAGAAAGGCCGCCTCCACGACCGGCCTGGCGTTCCTGCAGAGAATAGCGTCTCCTGGCGCGAAATCCTTCAGCGACCAGTCCCCATAGCCGACTAACCCGTCCGGCGCGTCCGCGTGCGATTCAATATGCTTCACCCATTCCCGCGCTTTCGTTACTACTGATTTAGGGCAGCGATAGGAGATCGTGAGAGGAAGCGATCGGCAGTGGAATCGCTTGGCCAGTTGGGCCATCGAATCGCTCAGTGCTCCGCGGAAGCCATAGATCGCCTGCCGACCGTCGCCTACGACCACCACCCGCGAACCCTGCGGCTGGCGATACTCTGGAGCGCCATGGATCGGGCAGAAGCAATCTGTAACGGAACCTTCCTTGTCGTAGTGCGACGCGCAGGCACATTTCACCGCTGGGCGGAGCATCCGCGAAACAATCTCCGCCTGGATCCCGTTCACGTCCTGGGCTTCATCCAGGAATATCACGTCCGTCTTATCGAAAGCGACTCCGGCGATCACCGGCATGTAAAGCATATCGTCAAAGTCCACGATCTTCCTGGCTTGCTCAATTCCCACCGCGAGCACTCGGCGCACCAGGTCCAAGTCCACTTGGTCAGGATCCAGGTTATAAATGTCCATGAGGTCATGCCAAGTGTCTTCATCGTCCGGAGTAAGGCCCCGGGCGCCGGGATAACCGCTTGGAACGATTCCCGCCCCCTTGGCGAGCGCGACGCACTTCGTCATGTCCGTCGTCCAGGCGCCGTACGGGAGTTCCAGCTCGTCCACAATCCCGTAAGTCTTTTTGCCGTCGATCTCTAGATCGTTTGCCTCCCAGGCGAGATGTTGCTTCCAGGCGGTGAGCCCTACCGAGTGCAAGGTCATGCAGCGCGCGTTCGGCTGCGTCACGCGACGCTTGAGTTCCTCGGCGATGGATTTATTGAACGCCAGGAACGCTACGGATTGCTCCGGAGGGACGTGCTTGATCGCTTCGACGATGGTGGTCGTTTTTCCTGATCCCGCAACTGCTTCAATAATAAGGCTTTCTTGTGTGTTTGCGACGGCTTCGAAGATAGCTTGCTGGTAAGACGACCATTCCATTTGTCCATCCTCCGAGCCAACGGCTCGTTTTATATCACCTTTAAAAACGCCTGTCAAGCATTATTTAATGCTATTTTTAGAGCCGCCTGCGTGTGTGATGACGTGACACGCGATATAAATTGTAAAATGTACTTGACAACCTCCCCCTCCTTTGTAGCAATATGCCCTTGGCGTCGTCTACCTCCTCCCTACTTCTATTCGCGCTAGGAGTCCCCCTCTTTGCCTCGTCGTCCAGACCTCACTGATAAAGAAAAGGAACGCCTCTTAAATGAGGTTCAGTATGACACCGAGCCCGTCTTCGACTCCCACCGCGCGGCGACTGCACAGCTCCTACACAAACAAGGGCTGACAAAACAAGCCTGCCGCTATGACGATTGCGACCGCTACGCGTTGTTCGCCCACTACAGTTGTGGGAGCACGAAGAAACTTGGAGCGATCCGCTGCAACCTGGCGATCTGCCCGGAAGACGCTCTGGACGCGGCAAAAGAGCAAACTGAGCGCATGTTGCCAATCGCGACATGGCTGGCCGCCAGGAGTCCCGGATTCCGGATGACTTACGCCGATGTTCGTATCCCGTTTCCTGCCGACGGGGCTATAGACGCGCACCTGGATCGCACGACAGGGGAATTTCTGTCCCTGTTCCCCGGGGTCAAAGAAGCTTATCGCGCTCAAAACTTCTCACGCTTATGCGCCAGGCAACTCCGTTTTGTTGGTGTTTTTGGATCCGGGTTAACCGACGGCGGCGAGTTCGTCATCCGGATCCTAACGGCTGGGAATGATCGCCTTTTAATCCCGGCAGAAATAAAGTCCGTTTTTCCTTCCACCTGCTTCGTTGGTATCAATGCGGGAGTAGATCAGCTTCCAAGGTTTCTTTCCTACCTGCTGGCGCCAGTCATCCCAAAGGAGCCAGCCAATCAAGTGAGGATGCAGACCTCCGTCCAGGAGGTCCGCAGGCTTAGGATTATTGGATGGCGAAAGTTAAGCGAATTGCAAAGGTTAAGCGAATGGCGAAAGTTAAGCGAATTGACGGAATTAGACGTAGTAAAACCCCCCCTCCCCACGTCTAATTCCGTCATGGGTAATAGTACTAATGATAAGTGTAATAATGTGTTAGAGTTAGGTACTAATTTTGATGGTCCAGAAGCGAAAGTAGAACGAAAGCCAGATTTGTGTCCCCATTGTGCGGCTCCGAGGGATAAATTGACTCGAGAATCCGCCGCAAATAGTCCCCGGAGATGCAACTTTATGCGAAAGTTAAGCGAATTGACGGAATTAGACGCAGACCCATTTTGGACCAAGTACTAGGAGGAGAATGACCATGAAGAAGCCCCCTCGCCCCTGTTGGGATTGCGCCGGGATCTTCCGGCGTGAGCAGGTCAAGTCTCCCTGCTTCCGGTGTCAGGGGAAAACGAATCGACATTTTACTCTGCCGGAACCCATTATCTTGTTTCAGCAGGTGCGACCGGAACCAGACGAGAGCCTGCGTGAGCGCCTTACCGAGCCTTACGCGATAGAGGAAGGATTTGAGTACTGGGGTGACGAGCACGGAGACTATCGTGTTCCCATTCCTAAGCCATACTATCGCTTGGTGCTGTCATTGCCGCCCGGAGAAGTTCATCTCTGTTACGCATGCCAACGGCTATTTAGTTTACGGTCAGATTTGACCACCCAGCCAAACGAGTTTGCGTTGGGATTCCCTACAATCCTGTCTGAGCTGGACAAAATAGCGGAGGGGGAGCTGGCGAAACGAAATACCCCTTGCGGAGGGGAAAAGGCGCCGGCTCATCAGCTTCTCTATGTCAACTAAACTAAAACAACTCAACTAAGGCCAAGAGGATAAGCAAGAGGACGAACCACGCGCGCTTGCTCATCAGTAGCGATTCCTTCCCGCGCGCTCGTTGCGAATCATCTCCTCTTCGATCTCCTTGTAGCTCTTTGACTTGGGAGGAAATAGCCAAGCAAATTGAAAAAATCGCACCACGGCCATCAGCGCAAGCCATCCTAGGTTGAGTAGAATGTATCCCAAGACGATCCCTAAAGCTATTTCGAGCATATTCGTAGTACTCCGTTCAAGATTTTGAGTAGCTTTCCACAGGTGCGGGCAGGCCGTTTGCCTCGCGCGCTCCCTGGCGCCTCCCATGTTCAACCTCGCCTCCTCAGCCAGTAGAGTAGATTCCTCCCCGCCCCGCGCACCGCGTCGATCACCTTCCCAAGGTTGCCAGTGACCACCAGAATGAACGCCAGACACCCGAGGAGCCAGCCAGCGAGCGCGAACACCCTCAGTCCACTCTCAAAACTCAGGAGACTTGGCCATAAACGCCTCCAGGCGCTCCAGCTCTTCACGGCTGGCTATACAGGATACGCACCAGAACAGTCTAGGCTCTCCAGTCCCGCGATCCCGCTCCCGGCGGTCCTGGCAGCAGCAGGTCAGCTGCGCGTCGCATTCATGGCAGCGGTGGGTATGGAGCTTTATGCCCACTTGTTGATGCTGGTACTCCTGGGAGAGCATCTCTTGGAGCTGGTTATCCTGTAAGATTCGTTTGGTCATTTCGCCGTCTCCTTCGTCTCCTTCGTCTCCTTCTTGCGCCCCTTGACCATGGCCGACCATGTGAACTTAGCGCAGTCACACTGCGAGCAGTCGCCATGACCAAAGGCTAGGGTGTCGTAGTGTTCGCTCCGGAAGTGGCCGCAATAGCAAAGCTCGCCACGATCTTTTCTCCGTTCGCCAGCTCGTGTCTCATTTCCTTCTCCTCAAGTAACTCAATGCCCAACCCCGCCAGCAGACACCTCACGAACGCCACGACCGCCTGTTCCTCCGTCTCCCCCCAGCCGCGCACTAGATTCTGCCGGCAATGGCAGTCCGGATCTCCGCACACCCCGCTCATTTGATCCTCGTCTAACGCCACCCAATCGAACTTGCGCCAAGGAATGGGAGGATTTTCAAAGCTAGTAACGAGTTTCATCCTTCCTCGCTTATCCGCTCACACAGCGCGTCTATCTCCTCAGCT